TCAAGAGTCTTCCCCCGCCCATATCATGGACTGAAGTACATGAAGGATCTTTTGCGCTGCCGTATATCCTGCTGTGAGATTTTCCATACAATTCAACTGGACTTCCTCTTTCACGAACAAATGCGACATATCTGATGCATATCTAATATTACGTGGGTATGCGTCCGGTATATAATCCGGTTTTCCAGTTATCGCACACGTCCCATTTTGGGGAAGATAACTGGTGTACCACTCTATCCAACTCTCAGAAATTGTGGTTTTCATTCCCGGCAAAGCGAATGAAATACATGCTCCTTCTGAGGCCTGGATATTTGTCAGGATGGGAGCCAACTCCATCCTTATTGTTCCCCGACGAAGATATTTATACACGGCGTATGCAAGTAGATCATCTGTTTCCGAAAGATAATTTCTCAGCTGATCCATATAAGCGATGTACCTCTTTTCTCTTCCCGGAGTTTCTGACAGATACGTAATATTGTCATGGATTGCATGCGGAGCAATATTAGATGTTCTGGTCTCCGATTGTACCGTGCACGGGATCGGCATAACTTCATCTATTTTCTTTGCGGCCAGCAACTGGCCATTGGGAGAAAGGAGGACACCTATTTTTGTCCGCGTCATAGTATGCGCTATTGGGGCAACGGTTCCGGTCCTCCAGCTATTATCATACAACTTTATTAGCTCCTTATAGTTCATCCCCAGCCCTCCGGTGATAGAACATTTCCGATTCCATCCTCCCAGGCTTCAGCTATCGGATCCACTCCTCCCTCAATTAATTCCCAATCTCCGGAATTAATAAAAATTTCTCCCAACCTTTCTCCGTTTTTTGTAACTTCTACAAGCTCATTGGAAATTAACTTATATTGAATCCCATTAATGGCTACTGTTTTTTTCATAATTTTTCCCTTTCAATTTTTTCATAAGCGATTCTGAAACGTCATAATGTTCCATTTTTATTCTCGCTTTCCTATTTTTTATTTTATCCGGCGCACCACTTCTGCGCCGTTCATGATGATTTCGCCTTCATCCTCTCCCCATTCCCATCCCCAACGGGATTCAATGGCTACAAGATATATATGTTTACCGGGATAATCAGATTCTAAGGCGGCGCGATAATTATTAAGTTCACCGCTCACTTCCTCAATTTTCCCGTCTAAATAATCCAGAAAATCAGATTCGTCAGAAACAAATATCGCGCATGTTCCTGAAAGCTCTTCCTCGGTATCAATCCCACCATCCCATCTATGGCTTTTCGGTATTTCTTCTCCGATTGAAAATTCTCTATTATCAAATCTGATTCCCCATATATTATACATTGCGTATCTCCTATTTGTTTGCTATAATTTTTTTGAACGGGGGAGCGGTGGCAAGCCCGCCCTCCCTTGTTTCTTCCTTGCCTACTCTGTGTCTGTAGGCTTATTTTTTTCTGTCGGCTTGTATTTTTCTTCGCCGGTTTCGATATAAAGGATGAAGTCATTTATATCTTTTTCATTCCAACCGGCTGCTCTGAGTCCTAAAATTACTCTTGACGCTTCCTGCATATTCATGTTATCCATTTTTTCCTCCTTCCTCCGCTTACCCGGATATTCATTAAGGCTTGCTCTTCCTTAACTACCTTTATTATATACTATTCGTACGAATATTTCAAGCCTTTTTTATTATAATTTTCTCACCTTCTAATGATATAATCACCTCTTTCTCTTCCTGAGTGATGCCTAACGCTTTTACAAATTCTGTGGGAAGTGTAAGTCTTGCCATCATAGCATTTTTACTTGCCGTTCCTCCAGGTTTGTTAAATAATATTTTTTTCTTTACAGTTTCCATGAGCACCTCCTTTTTTATTATCTTACATTATTTGTACGAATGTTTCAATGGCATACTATATTATTCGTACGATTTTCACATTTTTTATTCGTACGATTTGTTTACTTTTACCATTGCGTTATTCGTACGAATAGTGTATTATAGAATTATCAAAAGGAACACAGAACATAATTCCCCACCCGGCGGGGGTGCGTCGGGAGAAAGAAGGAAAATATGAAAATTTTAAATGATTTTGAATTTAGCATGACTGGTGCATTTGTATCACCTGAGGATGTATATTGCATCCAGGTGTCACCAGGAGAAAACATCATAGAAAACTGTGGCGGGTGGTATGCAAAAGATTTCATACATACGTATGACAAACCTATGACATTGGTTGTTGATAGATTGAAAACAAAAGAAGGCAAGATACGTGTCTCGCAGATACGGCAAGAAATTGATGGACACAATGTTTGGCAGATTGAGGTTGAGCCAAATGAACATTTGCGCAATATCTGCAAAACTAGAGGCGCAAAAATAATTTCATGTCCTGGGGAATACACTCCAATAACAAGGTATGGTGAGGTCGCCATTCCTGATTTTAAAATGTCTGGTACGCATTTTTACTTAATGCCGTTCCAAACTTTTATGGAAATATACGGCAATATGAAAATACGGGGAGAATTGAAATAAATGTAAAGAGGGGAGGCTTGCTCCCCTCTTTTGTGCGACGTCGCAATTATACTTTCCGGAGCTGGCCTGTCCGGAGCAGATTAAGCATGTGAGTATTCTGAACTGCCGTGCCAGCATAATCAGTAATACCATTCGCCGCCGCTATCTGCGCCCGATGCTGGTAGGATCCATCCTCCCCGATGCTCTCCAGGGCCTTACTGATGGATGTACCGTGCCAGATGTCCTGTAGGTAATATTCCGGGGCCTGCGTCTCCCAAAACGGAATGTAGCAGACATTAAGGTCCACCGGTCCTGTGATACCATCCACGCGTCCCTTGCTGGTGTATTGCCAAGCTACCAGCGGCTGTGATGGAGCAGGCTTGTACTTGTCCGCGGGCGGATTATCTGCCAGAGCATAGTATCCGCTGCTGGGATACCGAGCTATCCAAAATGGGCAATCAAACGCCGCGGTGTCAAATACCCTTTCCTCATAAAACGACTTCCCCGTGTAAATTCCAAAATCGTAACCAGCGCCGATAATAACATTCGCCGCAGACTGTATCAAGCCTGTCAGGACACCCTTATTGAGAGCGCGCAGGGAATTGTCCTCCACGTCCCACCAAACACGGCAGGTGAGGCCATGAGCGCGTAAAAGCGCTACTACCTGCTGAGCTTCCACTGCCGCCTGCGTGGGAGTGAGTGCATAGGTATACTTGTAGACCTCAAATGGAATCCCTTGTGAATTGCATCCTGTCACATTGGCCGCGAACTGTTTATCCGGTTTTCCAGAATGCCGGACAGACCGCAGGACAGCAAAGTCTACACCGGCAGCCTTAACAGCAGCCCAGTCAATAGAATCCTGGTTGTCTGAAACATCTATTCCTTTCCACATTACCTTATCCTTTCCCTATATATAGGAAGGAAGGGGAATTACTCCCCCTCCTGCTCCACTTCTGTATTCTCTGTTTCTATGCCGATTGCCGCCGCATCAGTCAGGCCCTCACCGATTATGTATCCGATTACCGTTGCTCCGGCCATAATCAGCGCCGTCACCTGGGTTGCCTGGTTCTCCGGGCCGCCGCAAGCTACAATCATCATACTCACAAAACTTGCAACCGCAGTCCACAGTTTCCTGCTTGTCAATTTTCTCTTCCAATTAATTTCTTTCATTCCTTTTTCTCCTTTTCTAAATCTTCAATTCGACGATTTGCTACCCTTATTTTTTCTTCCTGCAGCGCAGCCACTTCTTCCAGTTTGTAGGTGCGTTCAATCACATTATTATGCTTATCCACGCGCTTTGTAAGCTCATCAAGCCGGTATTCCACAAGCGCTATTGTTTTACTGTGCTGCTCCCGTGATTTTCGCATCTGATAATAATTGTTAATCATGCATACCAACAGCGTCACCGCTGCGGAAAGAATTGCTTCACTCATTACTTTCTCCTCTCCGGATTATTCTGCCTGATATTCCTGCCCGGTTATCTCCCGGTACTCCGCCGCTGTAATCCATTTCCCTACAGCGGAATACACACGGTCGATATCCCACAGTTTCCTTTTGTAATAGGTTTTTACCTTTTCATAATTCTTTGACATAGTTTTTCCTCCTTTTCTTTTTTACAGTTCAACGCCGGTTTCCATTGCCAGGTAATCAATATCCGCGGTGTTTTTCTCAGTCTTCGCAGCCACAAGGGAAACTGCAGGAACCTTTTCCAGGACCACCGTAACAATGTCTGCATGGACTTCGCGGAAGCCACTCTCGGTGGTTACGTCCTCAACTGCATAATCAATCTCCTGCAGCACATTCGGAGTGTACTCCATGCTGCCGAATTTTGTGTACCCTGCGTAGCCACGGAGCAGCGCATTATCCTCAAAATAGCGCAGAGGTGAAAGCTTTGCCTGGTCCTTAAAGGTTGACACCAGAGTGTCCAGGCCCGTGCCAGGCACTTTGATTTTCAGGATGTTGCCGGCGCAGGAAACGCCGAATACTTCCATTTCTGTGTTGTCGGAAAATCTTAATTTGTTCATAGTTTTCTCTCTTTCTTCCGGTTTTTCCGGATATAAAAATAAGCCCTCAAAAGAGGACTGGTTAACAAATGATTATTGTGTAAATCAGAAATCAGCATCATATAGCTCATAACTTTCTTCAAATATATCTGGCTTGCATGGATACAACTCACCTGCGATTCCTTTGATCACGTAATCACCAACGCTTACATGATGAATTCCCTCCAACGTATCAATTAACAGTTCACATGGCGGATCATCCGGCTTCAGCGCTCCATAATGCATGATTCCTTTTTCGTAAGCATCCACTGCCCAGTCAGGTACGTAATATTTTCCATCGGATCCCCTCAAGTCTCCATCATACTTGAACGCTTCTATAACTACTGGCTTTTTCTTATATTTCAC